AAACCCTGACTTCCCTCACCGACCTATTTATAGTACCATGATGGAGTCCTGCCGTCAACCCCCCCCACAAAATTTACCAAGATCCATGGTGCCAAGGAATCCTCTCCCATGTATCAGTCGCTACACACACATATAGGTACGTCGAATCTTTTGCCACTTGTCCAATAGTTCCAGTATCAGAAGATGATGTAGGAACTGAAGAAAATGTAATTGTATCGGAAGCTTTTCCTATAGGAATAATACTTGCTCCCTCTCTAAGGTAAATGATTCTATCTGCACTATTAACAGCTAGTTCTCCATCAGCAAGATTACTTGTTGTTGGAACTGATGATGCTGTACCAGATCTTTTAGGTTTAAAAACATTTGCCATTACTAGACCCCAAAATGATATTAAAATTTTTCAAGAACATTAGTTATAATCAACAACTGTTTCTTCCTGCTCTATTGTTTTTTTAGAAGTATTTTTCGAAGTAGACTTTTGAAGTTTTTTATTTTCTGCTTCTAGTTCTTGAATTCTTTCTTTTAATTTTGCTATATAACCAGCAGAAGCATTAAATTTTGCTTCTGCGGTTATTACTTGATTTAATAATTCTGTAGTTTTTGACTGATATGCTTTTATTATATCAGTGTAATCAAGGTTAATTTCATCCATTAACTATAAGTTCCTCCATCAAAAATGAGGTTCACTGCCTCTTTGGAACTATTTATTACCTCATCATTAGAGGTTGTTCCACCAACATAAAGACCAGCAGAAACAAGTGGAGCGTAAGAACTGATAGTAATTTGAGGATCAGAAGTTCCAGTATCTGCAGACTCAGAAATAGCAGAAGCAATGCCAACAAACTGGTTGTTTAACCAAACAATTGCTGATTTTTTAGCACTATCAGTATAGTAATTAAAAGCAATACCTGAATCCCAAGTAGTCGCTGAAGTTGGCGCAGCAGCATCTACTAGACCAAGTTCAATTAATCTATCTTCTACCTTAATAGTCTGTGTTTCAAAACTTACGGCAGTTCCTACTACTCTTAGATTTCCATTTACAGTTAGATCGTTTCCAATTGTAACATTATCTGGTAAACCTACAGTTATAGTTCCATTTGTTCTTGAGACTTCAACTTCATTTGTTGTTCCATTGACGGCAAGAACAGCACCATTTGCGCTATCTGCCAATGTTACATCACCAGAGGTTACTACAAAATCGCCAGAATCAAAGGATGCTACACCTTTATTAGAGTCAGTAGCATCTTCTCCAGCAACAGTAATTGTAGTTCCAGTGTGAGTTACATTAAGGCCCTCACCACCAAGAATTGAAAGTCCATGACCAGATGGTGTTAAAGTACCACTATCTGTAGTTACAGTATTTACAAAAGTATCACCAACAGCAACAGCACCAGAAGTTACTAAAAAGTCTCCAGTATTAAAAGAAGCAACTCCTTTATTTGAACTAGTTGCATCTTCCGCAGAGATAGTTATAACTCCATCAGTAACTTCGGTGTCGATCCCTTCTCCACCAGTAAATGTAATAGTGTCTCCAACAAGAATTGGATCTGCAGTTCCAGTATCTGCATCAACACTAAAGGGTGTAGCAAAAGAAAGATTTCCACTACCATCAGTTTTTAGCAATTGTCCATTATCACCATCGTTAGAAGGTAGAGTTAAAACAACATCAGAACCCAGAGTTGTTGGAGCAATCAGTTGTACTTTATTAGTACCATTATCAGTATCTTCATAAAGATTAATTGCACCCGCAGTTGAGGCAGTTGCTCTAGTTAGAATTTGTAGAGATGATAGAAATGTTTCTGCACTAGCAATAGAAGTTCCTGCGCCAGTCCCCGTAGCACCAGTATTACCTACATACAAAGACTTATCACTCAAGTCAAATATAGGTTCTCCCTCATAGAAAATACTGCCAGGAGCTGTAGATCCTCTTCTTAATTGTAATCTATTTGCCATTGTTGTTATAAAAATTGGTTTGTAATACTATTTATCATTAATAAGTTCCATAATCAGCAACAGATGGGTCCGGATTATAATCGGCGTTAATGCCGAAATATGTCTGTGGATTAACAAAAACAAAAGTTTCTGAAGACTGATCATATACCATCAAATATCCATTATTGAGATTCGATGTATCAACATCGAAAAGATTTGTAACTTTAGCCTCAAATTCTCCACCATCACCAATAACTTGAGAAAACTCAAACTTACGGATTGAATGATTATATCTTAAATATTTTCCATCATAAAAACTAGCATTAGTCGATATCCCAACGATATCATCTAGATACTTTAGTTGGGTTTCGCCACCACCACCGAGAGTAGATAACTGCTGCTGTATTCTGCTAATAAAGAGTTGATAATGCTCTTGAAGTTGTTTGAATGTTACAAACTGTTGATTTAAAGGAGTAAGTGGATCTTCATTATCCGTTTGTGGTGGTTCTGTTACCGTAGACTCATTTAAAACTTCCTCCTGAGTATTGTTAAAATATTCAAAAATTTCTTCAAGACATTTTATTTTCTGAGTAAGTTCTTCATTTTTTTTATCAAATTTACTATAAAATTCATCTAATCTATCATCATATTTTTTTGTACTTGGGATTTTAATTGAAGATATTTTATTTGATAGTAATGAGATATCATTTCTCAAATCTGATATCTCATTGTCATAATACTTTATTTCTGGGATTGTTTGTGGTTCTGGAATAAGTAATTTTATTGATTCAAGTTTCTGATCGAATAATTTAAGTTCTTCCTCGTAATATTTTGGTTCTGGTAAATTCTTTATTGTATTTTTTATATCACTTAAATTTTCTACAAGTTTATTAATATCATCATCATAGTACTTAACTTCTGGTAAAGGTGGTAAAGAATCTATCGTTGTTTTTAGTTCTTCTATTTTACATTCAATATCTTCTATTTGATTATCATAATATTTTATTTCAGGTATTTCTGGTATAGAAGATTTTACATGACTAATTTTTTCACTAAGATAACTTATATCTTCATCATAATATTTTATTTCTGGAACAACTGGAATAGATTCCTTAATTTTTTCTATTTTATCTTCAACTATTTTTATCTGATAATCATAATATTTTACTTCTGGAAATTCTTCTACTTGTGTTCTGATACTTTGAACACTTTCTAACAAATCATTGAGATCATCATCATAATATTTTATTTCCGGTACAATAGGAATAGACTCTTTTACATTTAAAATAATATTTTTAAGATCTTCTAATTGATCATCATATAATATAGGTTCTGGTATCTCAGGTATTTCAGATCTAACTTTTTGTATTTCATATTTTAGATTTGAGATGCTCTCATATAAATGACTAGGATCAAATTCCTCATCATTTAGTATTTCATTTTCTAATATCTTTATATGTTTTTTAAGAAATTTTATTTCTTTATTATATTTTTTTGTAGTCTCCACATTCTCTTTAAGATAATTAACATTATCAAACAAATAAACTAAAAAAGATTTTACATTATTTTCTTCATCTTCTTTAGCATAAGTTTCTTCTGGATAAATATTATCTTCTACTACACCACCATCTTCTTCACACAATTCAATATTTTCCCCAAAAAATAATTTTGGACTTATTATTTTAGAGTACTGTTTTTCAAATTCTAAATTTTCTTTTATTTGATTTTTTTGTTCAGATTCATCTAAAATTAACAATTGCTTTTCTTCAAATAATTCTTTTGGAGATTTTAATTTTTTGTCCATTAATATAAAAAATAGAGCATTTACGCCATAAAATTATTTATACCTAATAAATAATAGTAAGTTCCACTAAAATAAATGGAAACTACAAATAAAGTTAAGATATGGACTTTTGTGATGTCTTCATTCTCCAGAACATATGGAGTAAATAGAGTAAAAGCAGAAGAGAAATTCCACGAGATTGCACTTTTCTGGAGTGATGAAAACGAAGTTGACAAATACAAAACTCTAGAAGAATATGATGCTTATTTTAAGAAGTTATACGAGGAATGGAAATGACTGATTTTCCCTGGGGAGTGAGTATAGGACTTGGACTAGTTCTATTAGGAACACTAGGATGTATAGTATACATTTTTAGGTTAGACTAATGTACGAATATAGAATCGAAAAAATAAATCGAATCGTAGATGGCGATACAGTTGATGTCGCAATTGATGTTGGATTCCACATTACTATAAACCAAAGAATAAGGCTCAGTGGAATTAATGCACCAGAAACAAGAACCAAAGACTTACAAGAAAAAGAAGAAGGTTTGAAATCAAAAGAATGGCTCACAAAAAAGTTAGATACAACAGAACCACTCAAAATAAAAACAGAAAAAGAAGACATGTATGGGAGAATACTTGGATGGATTTATATTGGAAATGATGATAAATCAATAAATACTCATATGATGAATGAAGGATACGCGAAACCTTATATACCGTGAAAAGATTATTTCTTCTTGGATTGTTAGTTACAAGACTCATTACCAACGAAGGAGTATTCAATGAAGGCAGGAGACCCAAACCAAAGAACCAACCAGCAGAGGTCGTCAGGTTCATCAAGAGGACGCCCAAGAAAGGTGGAAAAAAAGGGTTCCGTATTAAATAGGTTAATCTTTGTTATCTGTTGTGCCATCATTGGATTCGTTGGAATCAACTTTGTTTCTTGTAACTTTATGATTCCGGGTTCAATGAATCAAGCAAATCTAAATGGCAAATTAAAAAATCCCCCTCCTCTAAACTGCAAAGAGTCTGAAAGAAGGGGGTATGAAACTTTATTAGCAATTCTAACTACAGTAATTGCACTTAGAACTAAAGTCGAGGAAGATTAAATAATCTCACAACATCTCTTATAATATTTCTCACGGTCTGCAAGTCCATTAGCAGGGTCTCTACCATTAACTCTTGCAGATACCTGACGGCATGTTGCACCTGAGTCACACAATTGATTCATTTTATTCGACATCCACCAGAATCCCGAAGCAGTAAATGCATAGTTCTCTGCAACATAATTAACACCACCCATCACCTTTGGGTCTTTGATATAGTCAGAAAACTTTTGATAATTATATCTTCCAGTTAATTGAATAAATCCAGCACCCTTATACCTGGGACCATCACCATTTTGAGTATTACCTAGATCTTTTCTACCTTCATAATCCCAACCAGAAGCAAGTTCTTTCATCCAACGACCACCATTACTTTCATGTGAACATTGTGCCAAGAAGTGTCTTATTCTTGGTTTTGTTGTTATATCAAATTCCAACAAACATTTATGAAGTTCTGAAACTTCCTCATCTTTAATAAGAGACTCTTGACAATTCCAAATGTATGCTAGTTGCTTTTTGGTTGGTAAGGCACCACCCTGTGATGGTGCCTCTTCTACTTTTTTTACGGGTTCAAAGATTCTTCCCCAACCATCTTTTGGATTCTTAACCGTCCATCGTCTTTCTAAGGTAGATTTCTTATAGATAACTCCTTTCCCATTTGTTACTGCTTTTGTATACCCATCATAAATGGAACCATAAGGGTCATGTGCATAATAATCTCCACTCTCAGTTTTACCAATACAAACAATCATATGTCCAGACCCTGTAGGTGCAGTTTCTGGTCCACGATGTAGAATTCCAAGAACTACCGGACGACCCGCAAGAAGTTCAGCATCCAAATCATCAAAACCTAAATTGTACTTAAATGTAGACTTGATCCCATAAGATTCCAAAACTCTCGTCTGAATTGAATGATCAGTTGAATCTCCAAGTGCTAATACCTTCTTCAAATAAGCATCATCACCCTTTGGTCCTGATGGTAAAGATCCAGGTTTAAGAAATTCAAGATACATAGCACAAGCAGAAGAGTTGCAAGTACTATCTGGAAGTCTATAGTTATCTGTTTGGGGATACCAAGGAACATCTAATAGTATTTCATTAGATGTTTTATTTCTTGCCCTGTAAATTCTCACCCAGTTTGAATCATCTTCTAGAAGTTCTGGTGCTTTTTCCAGAAGCAATCTTTCAAAATCATCTGCAGCAGCAAGATGTTTTGGGTTCTTTTCATCAAAGTATATAAAGAAATTTGTTAGTTCTATTTGCATATTAGTACCTAAACTTATCTAATCTATCTAGGAGTTCATTTAAGTGTTTACTAGCAACTGCTTTTGAATCTGATGTGTAATAAGGTTCTTCAATTAGTTTATGTTTTTGTTTAAGTATAAGAACCTTCATCTCATCCTTCGTAATATAGTTTCTAGGCATAAACAAAAAAAACTCTACCTATTATTTATAGGTAGAGTTGAAGTTTATGAATATGTTTTAATCAGAATACGCCTGGAATAATTTGACCAGTAGTGAGATAAGTTCCCACGGCAATTACAAATCCAAGCATTGCGAGACGACTGTTAAGGATTTCTGCCTCAGGGGTAAAACCGAATTTCATTGTTCTTTCTCCTTAATAATGTTTGAAAAGTTTAGATTCTAGATAAGGTCTTTTAAACACTTGAATAAAAGACATACCTTTTAGGATTTCTTTTTGTTGTGGGGATAGAGAACCCCATCGAAGTCGAGCAAGAGTATATTTAAGCATTATAAGGGTGTTTTTGTTTCAATTCAGGTTCTCCTCTTGCTCTGTAAGAATAACACAGTCACTAGTTGGATATGCTACACAAGTTAGAACCCAACCTTCTGCTTGTTGCTCATCATCAAGGAACGACTGTTCCTCATTATCTACAGTACCAGAAATAAGTTTACCAGCACAAGAAGAACAAGCACCAGCACGACAAGAGTAGTTTAGGTCAACACCTGCTTCTTCTGCTGCTTCAAGAATGTACATATCATCAGGACATTCAATAGTAGTTTCAGTACCATCAGGGGACTGAAGAGTAACATTAAAAGTGGTCATAAATAAGTCTCGCAAATTTTTTCTAAGGATACTGCCAGTAGTACGAAGAAGGCAACGCTTGTCATTGTAAAGAGAAGTTCCGTCATTGTCAAGTGTCAAAAGATACCAAAGAACAGTTTGCCAGTAGCAGCATAAGAGATGATACCTGAGATGATACTAAGCATTGCCCAACGACCATTCATCTTTTCTGCCTTCTCAGCATAAGGTTCAAAACCATAACGTTCAATGTCTTCTTTAGACATCCACATCGTAGGTTCTTTAGCAAACACATTCATTTGCCCGAACTCATTTTTTGTAACAGTCATTATGTTTTGTAAAGATTTACAACAAAAGTATATATGAGAAAGGGGGTTCATGTCAACCCCCATGTTACGATTTCCTAACCGTTTATCAGAACTTGAAACCAAGACCAGTGGTGAACACTGGTGAATAAGTACCACCAGTAGTACCATAACTGTTAGCAGCAGTGGTAGTGGGGAACTTCAGATCAGCAAAACCAACAAGAGAGTTGGTCAGACGACCTTCAACACCCACAGCAAGAACAACTTGACCCCTCTCACCAACAGCAGACTGATAGTTAGCAGCGGTGTTGTTTACGAAAGGAATCTGGTAACCAACACCAGTGTAGATGTTAGCACGGCTTACACCAGACTTGGCACGAGAAATGCTCCAGTCATAGGACAGCAGAGCACCGCCACCAGCGCCGATTTCACCAGAAGGAGTGCCAACAAAGTTCGCATAAGGACGAACAGAGATAGAATTCTGGTTACTGAAGGTCTTGGCAGCGTAACGTGCTTGGATAGTACCACCAGAGATGGTACGCTCAGCATCGTAACCGTTACCAGCAGTGCCTTGCTGGTTCAGGAGCACACCAGCACCGAGGTA